GAATACTGACGGAATCATGCTCTACTATCGTAAGTATGGGCAACCAGTCGTTGATAACATCATTAAGCAGTTCAGTGAAAAAACAGGTTTTATCTTTGAAGCTACTCCGTATCGTTGCGTAGCGCTTAAAGACGTCAATAACTATTACGCAGTGAAAGGAGATCGCAGTGTCAAAATAAAAGGTATTTACAGCGCACCAACATTGAGCAAAAATCCAACCGCGCCTGTTGTTTCAAAAGCAGTTGCTAATTGGCTTTCTAACGGCACACCATTTGAGGAAACTCTTAAAAATGCTGAACTCAATGATTTCATTAGCGTTAGAAATGTTACTGGCGGTGGAGTTCAAGATGATCAGTATTTAGGAAGAGTTGTTCGTTGGTATCAAACGACAGAACAATTACCTCCGATTGTCTACGCTACTAACGGAAACAAAGTTGCTAAGACTGATGGTGCAAAAGCATGCATGACTTTACCAAAAAATATTCCTCAAGATTTGAACTTTGATTGGTATTTTCAAGCTATAATAAAAACTGTCAAAGACATTGGCGCTAGTAAGTATTTATAAAGGAAATAATTTGAATAAACAAATTCAACTCGAATTCAGCATTACAAATGAAAAGGAAGGAGTGTATATGGAAGACGATCATTCCGTTGTATGGGTCGTTGATAACTCTCTTAACAAGACTATCAAAGACGCAGTAAGGTTTGGAACGATCGAGCACGTTTTTACCGATGTCAGTGTTGACAATATTGATTTGGTGGAATATGCTAGAGATGTTTTAAAGGATTTTCGAGAGAACGATTACTTGTGCCTCATTGGAGATCCGAAGTTGGCAGCAGTATGCGTAGGTGTCATCGCGCAAAACCGTCCAGGAGAAGAGTTGAGACTTCTTCAATTTGACTCACGGACATTTCGTTACAATGAAATCGCATTAAATTTTTAATAAAGGAAATACTATGAGTTTTATAAAGACGCTTGTTAAGGGCAAGCAAGAATTACCTCCCCGAGTTTGCATCTACGGAAACCACGGTATCGGTAAATCTACAATCGCTTCTCAGTTCCCTGATCCTGTATTCATCAATACTGAAGATGGTTTAGATTCTCTGGACGTAACCTCGTTTCCTCGTGCTGGTGAAATCAACGACGTTGTTGAAGCCATCAAAACTTTGTTGAAAGAAGAGCATCAGTTCAAAACTCTGGTTATTGACTCAGTTGATTGGCTCGTTGAACCGCTAATCGTGAAAGACATTGAAGGTTCTCATGACGCAAAAGATCTCGGTTACGGCAAAGGTCAAGTGTTAGTTGCCGAAGCATTCCGTGAAATACTTCAAGGTCTTGACGCGTTACGTCGTAAGCGTGGTATGAATATTGTTCTGCTCGCGCACGCTAACGTAGTTCGTTATGAAAACCCTCTAACTGAGCCTTATGATCGATTCTCACCTAAGTTGCCGAATCGTTGTAATGCTTTGTTGCAAGAATGGTGTGATGTGATCGCCTACGCAGGTTTCAAAGTAATCGTTAAGAAATCTGATGTCGGCTTCAATAACACTGTAAACCGTGGAATTACGACAGGTGAGCGACTACTTCACGCAGTTGAGAACCCAGCGTATATTGCGAAGAATCGTTATGCATGCCCAGACTCGTTCGACATGAATATCGAGGAAATCTCAAAACACATCCCAATCGTATCTTAATAAAGGAAATATATTATGTCTAAATTTGGATTTGACTTAAACGAATACGCGTCAGAACAACGCGACTATAGCCCACTTCCTAAAGGTGAATATGTTCTCAAATGCACCGAAGCCGAAGTGAAATCAACCAAGAGTGGCGGTGAGATGATTGCTGCTACATTTGAAGTTGCTGCTGGAAATGGTGTAGGTCGCAAGATCTGGAATAACTTCAACATTCACAACGCTAGTGATAAGGCTCAGAAGATCGGTCGTGAGCAAGTTGCAGCTTGGGCACGCGCTTGCGGCAAGCCTAACGCTGCTAGCTTTGACGAGCTCTTAGAGCGCAAGTTCACTGCAGTTGTTGATATTGAAAAAGGTAAAGATGGCTATGCGGACAAGAACCGTATCGTCGGATACAATTCACCTGACAGTGCGCCAGCAAAACCTAAAGCTCCAGCTAAGTCTTTGATGGATATTGAAGATGACGAGCCAGAAGCCAAAGAGGAAAAAGCTGGTAAGAAAAAGAACCCTTGGGATTAAGGAGAAATCATGCCCACTAGAAATGAACTAATCTTGCAGTTTATGACTGCTCTTGCTGCCAACGGAAACGTGGCTTGTACTGACGCTAATTATGTTTACAGAATTGCTTGTAATTTAGCTGACGAGTATATAAAGAGTCAGGGATAATTTTTCGGGGGAAAGCGGATGCTAGCGCGACGGGACTTCACATACCGATCAAACTAGACGTAGCGAGTACCCCACCTTATTAAAGGAATAATCATGAAAAAAGTAATAATCGTAATATCAGTTTTTCTTGCCGCATGTAGTTCAGCACCACCGCAGAGTATTCCAATGAATATCAATGCGCCTATGGTTCAACTACGTTACGAGGCACAAGTTCAACAGATGAGCAGACAAGAAGTTATTCAGGCTACCATGGATTGCGAAGGTGCAGGAATGCGCGCTTCACCAGTCATGACTAAGCGTCAAGTCTCAGGTCTGCTCTCAGATATCATTATTGATGTTCAATGCATTCCTAGATTCAGGATATTTTGATGGCAATTAAAAAATCGATACCGATCCCTATTCCCGTTCAGGAAATTGAAGTAATTGATCGTATTTATCAAGCGATAGAAAAAGATGAGAAGAGAGAGTTTAGACTCTCTAGGCTCGGTGCTTCATCAATAGGTGATGATTGTATTCGTAGGATCTGGCTCTCTTGGCGTGGCTATGACACTCCGTCTTTTGATGGTAGAATGCTACGTCTGTTTGAGACTGGAAATCTTCAGGAGAAACGAATCATCGCTGATTTGAGAAAAGCAGGATTCGGAGTCTGGGATCAATATGAGAATGGTCTTCAATTCGCGTACACCGATGACACGAAACACTTCGTAGTCAAAGTTGACGGAATCATCAAAGGTATTCCTGGAGCAGAAGACACTCCTCATGTTCTTGAAGTTAAAACTCATAACGCGAAGTCATTTGCCGATCTTGAAAAGAAAGGTATCGTTAACTCTAAACCTTCTCATTACTATCAAGTTCAAGCTGGAATGTTGATGGCTGGAGTTGACCGAGGGTTCTATGTCGCGTTGAACAAAGATACTGAGCAATATTATGTTAGACGTATCAAACCTGATTACGAAGTTCAGAATGATATATTGAATCGAATCAAAATATTAGTTGAAGCGGAGTTGAGACCAGCTGGAATAAGCGAAGACTATGAGGGTTATCCCTGTCGTTGGTGCGATTACAAAGACGTTTGCTATGATAAGAAACCACCGATCAAAAGTTGTCGCTCCTGTGAGCACTCTAAACCATTTGAAAATGGGGACTGGTTATGCACGCTAAAGAATCATACTCTCACTTTGAATGAACAACTTGCAGCTTGCGACAGCTACGATCAGAAAGGCAAATAGATGAGATACTACTTAGGTATTGATCCAGGAATCAGCGGTGCAATCGCGGTTCTAGACGAGAATGAGGATATCGTTCAAATCTTTGATATGCCAACGACTGAGTATGTTAGTGGTAAATCAAAGAAACAAAGGGTAAACCCTCAAGCTATCGTGGCTGAACTCCGCTTATTCAAAGATGAGCGTATCGAAGGTGCGATTGAACAGGTGAATGCGATGCCCAATCAAGGAGTAACTTCAATGTTCTCTTTCGGTAGGTCGCTAGGCATCCTAGAAGGAGCTCTCGCAGGTTTAGATATACCGTACACCCTTTTCCCTCCCGCTGTTTGGAAACGCAAGATGGGCGCGAATTCAAGCAAAGACGGAGCTAGGGAAATGGCTATGCGTATTTGGCCAAGTAAAGCCGAACTCTTCAAACGTAAGAAAGATGACGGAAGAGCTGAATCCGCTTTGCTGGCTCTGTTTTTGATGAGAGAGCGCAAATGATAGAAAAAGGTTTAAGAGACGCT